TTTCTTGCTGATGATACAGTTACATTCATTTGTGTCTTTTCTGTATTGGAAAGTTTGCATATAAGGAAGCTCCTTTATGCTTTTTAAACTTACCACTATGTTTCATCAATGAGTATTTACCACCCTTTTTTTTCATAAAGTGATACCCTCTTGGTGCTTTTACTTTCATTTTTTCTTACCTTTTTTCATCTTTTTCTTTTTCTTTTTTTTCGTTCCAGTATGATACGGCATAACTATCTCCTTTTAATTTTATTTTTTGGACACGATCTAATGTATTCGACTCTGTTTTGTATCTTTAATCCAGTATGTAACCCACAATAAGTTATACCCTTTTCCTTACCAGCAAACGAGCATTTCTTCTTGATTAAAGCACAGTAGTCAAACACGCTAATCGATGTCTAATTCTTTGCGTAATTTGCTATCTGACATAGATGCTGGAGCATTAATGACTAATTTAGGAACTTGAGGAATTCTTTTCACGAGGAACTGCTCATCTTCACATAAACACAATTCTAATGCGTCATCAGTCATTTTTTGCTCTACTTCGAATACTTTATCGCACTCTAAACATTTATAATCATATCTTGGCATAAGACAATTTACTGGTAAAATGCAATAAAAAACCACGTAAATTTAGGATTTGTGATCTAGTGAAAAACCACAAAAAAATTAGTGCATCAATATTTCTGCAACCCTAGTATTATTAGTCGTTTACGGGAATTTTTTATTTTCTTGATTCTTAATATATGAGTATTAAATTATTACTATTTATACGCTAGTCGTTAATCGCATTTCAGCAAGGATCACTCATAGACTTTACAATATATAAGATATACGCTACCACCCTTTAAGATTTTACTTCTTTGGATATTGTCGTTTTAAAACTTGGGGCGTGGTGTTGCCTAGGTATAAAACCCCAAAAGATAATAAAAATATTTTACTAGATATGTAAAAAAAACTTACATCTGACTGTGGTTATAGTTAAATTTGAATGTAATGAAAACAAATAAGGAATTAACAAATATGGAACTAACAAAAAGAGAGGATGTTTTAGCCTTTGCTGGTTTAGTAGTTCGCAAAGATTATAACTCTTCAATTAATATAATTAATACTTGGTTGGATAATAATCCGTTTGACCATAACGCAATGAGTCAATTTAAAGGAAACAAAAACCCAGACAAGAAAAAGAAATATCTAGGTAGCCCTCAAAACATTTACCAAGATAAACTTCTTCCGATTCTTAAAGCGTGTAACTCTTCAAATCCTAAAGAAGAATTATATAAACTTTTTGATGGCAAAGGTAAAATAAATAATATAACCATCTTTTCAGATGGTAACGACAAATTAAACTTCTTGAACTTCTCAACGATGCCAAAGGTAAATTGTGGAGGGGCTGGAGGTTGTTTAAGTTTTTGCTATTCATTCAAGAGTTTAAGAAATCCGAATGTCGTTGCTCGATGGGTTGCAAATACCATATTAGAAAACCACGCCTTCGAAATTATAGAGGATTCTTTAAGATGGAACTTATCCAGAAGAATATATAAAAGAGAAGTTAAGGATCTCCAAGTCGTAAATTTTAGATTATACAATGATGGAGATTTTGAAAACTTGGATAAAATGATAGCTTGGTTTGATATACTTAACAAATTCCCAAATTTAAGAGCTTACGCATATTCAAAAAGTTTGCATCTCTTCAAAAACTTTATAGATGTTTATGGAGCCGAAAATATACCCAAAAACTTTTTGTTAAATCTTAGCTCTGGAGTTCATCCGATATATAAACCTCTTAAAAAAGTTCTAGCAAAATATGACTTTGTAAGAGGTCACTTTATAGGTTTGCCTATGGATAAAAAAGTCAAGCCAACGGATTTGACCAAGGAAGATAAAAAAGAACTAAGACAAAAAGCCAAGAGTTTAGGATTTCATAAAACTTTCATTTGTGGGGGAATTTGTCAAAATTGTACTAATCAAGGCCACGCTTGTGGAATGAGTAAATTTAAAAATGTCACCATAGTAACACCGATACATTAACAACATAAGGATATAACAAAATGAACATAAAATATAAAAAAAGAAGTAACAACATCTTCCAAGATTATGAGTTCTACATTGAACAAGAAGATTTGTTCCACGTTGCATTTTTCAACTTTTACACGAATGAAAAAGATGTGAAAAAATGTAACTACATCTGGAAGAGTTTATTAAAACAACATAAGGATATAACAAAATGATAATAGAAATTATAACATATAGTTTTTTTCTCTTGTTCTTCTGGGAGCAACTCAAAAAAGCAATCAAGGAATTAGACTAAAAAAACAGTCTTAGCAAACAAGCTGCCGAATTATGAAAAACAAAACTCAGAGAGAGAACACCCCAAAATTTGAACTTTTTCAAGTTCCAGATCCATCAATTATATTATATGTTGGAGGGTATTTTTATTTTTTTACAAAACAAGTTTTTATTTTTATACTGAAAAAATTTTTATTAATAACAAAACGAGGTACTAACAATGAATAATAATAATGATGGGTTTAATATTGATGATGTTGTTTTAACTAAAAAACAAGTCACTACAATAATAACCAAAAGAGCAAAATCGCTTTTTGAAGAAGAGATTAGAAAAAATGGTTTCTATAGCCACGATTCAGCAAAAAGCAACATCGAAGAAATTAGAGATAAGGCTATCGATTACGTAAACGAAAACCTTCCAGAGAAATTAACGCTTGATCAACTAAACGAATACGAAGTAGCACATCGAGTTTTTAACGATGACTATTTTATTATTGGTTATGGTAAAGCAACTGAATTTATTGGATTGAATTTTTTCGGTTGGTGCGAATGGTTGAAGGATTCAATGGATCTGGAACTCAATGATATTAATATTGAAAACTCAGAACAATTCGTAAACTATTTGGCTTATTGGGTGGGAACTTTTATATGTTCGGCACCTTACGACGTATTAGTCGAAACCTATTTAGAACAAATAAGAGAGGAACAACAAAATGAGAAAAAGTAAAGCAATTAAATTGCTAGAGTTTATGAAGGATAAAAAAGAGGGTGTATCTTATTCAGAGATGCAACAATTTTTTTATGACATTAAACACAACGACAATAAAAAATGTCCGAGAGGATATTATTGTGATGGAATTACATCACTTAACGATAATGGAATGTTTAAATATAAAAACAAAAAGTATTTTATATCTAAACACGCAAAAGAAGGTTTAAAAAATGGAACTTTAAAACCTTATGCGAGATTCCAAACAAGAAAACAAGAAATCGATTATTATAAATTTCGAATCGATTACTTTAAAAACAAAGCCGACAATTATCAATATGATTACGTCGTCGAAAGAGATAAATATAAATCTGCAAAATATAATGCAAATACAAAAGATGATAATTATCGTATGAAAGTTGGAACGTTAATTAATCGTCTTATGTCTTTAAATCCAGAAGATTACATAGATATTTCTTCGGATCCAGAAGGCAATTCTTTTGGGGACATTACGGATTTTGGACACGAAAAATATTCTATCTTTAAAAGTAAATTTAAAGATGGAAAAATAGTTTGGAGTTTGATTCCAAGAGATAATGAACAACCAGAAAATAGATATGAGGAGGCATATTAAATGAGTAAGTACACGGAAGAACAATTTGAAGAGATGGTTAATGCCCATTGTCAATTAGCTATGGAGGAAGGATTAGAAATACATAACTTAGGTTGGGCAACAACTGACACCGAAATTTGTTCGAAAGCAACTAATAAATTAAATCAAGGGGTGTATTTAACCTCTGGATTTGATGATTCAAAAAAAGGTTATTATCATAAAGTAAAGTTAATGAACTCTTACGAAAGGAAGGAACGCAATGAGTGTTAGCAAAGAAAAGTTCTTTAGGTTTCTGAATACCAGAGATAAAGGAACTTATAATGTGTTTGATCCGAGATTTAGAGAAGATGCGAATTTAACAAAAGATGAAACCATCTTTATTATTCGTAATTACGATGAGCTAGATCTCCAACACAACAACAAAGCGAGTATTGTAAATTATTTCAATAGTAAATAAAAACGAAAGGGGGAGCAAAAAACTCCCCCTTCTCGCTAACAAACAAGGTTATATGAATGAACATATAGAAAGGAATCTAATTTAATATTTATAATCTTATATTCATACTTAAAAATTTTTTTTACTTATTTGTATTATTATCTTTACACATTTGTATATTTATATTTATATTAAACCGTTGCAACATAAAATCAGATAGAGGTAAGTTAGTCGGCCTATGAAACCCCTATACTTACCTCGATGCTGACTTAATAAAAATAGCGGCAAGGAATGAACAAAAACAAAACAAACTATTATTTATTATTGGGCATAGTTATATCTTATATCTCATTATATACCCTATCAGTTAGTTCTCCTATAACTATGTCCAAAGCTTTATTAATAACAAGAGGTTAGAATGTCAGAAAAGAAAAAAGAAAAATGGATCAAAGAAAAAATAGAACATTGGAAAGATACACATCAATATTGGTTTGAAAGAAAAACAAGTCAAATTACGGTGTCTAAGTTAAAAGATTTCTTAGACGAAAAATGTATTGATGAAGAGGCTCCTATTATATTTCAATCCGTTATTTCAGAAGGTAATCCAGAAAATGAATTTTATAGTTACGAGTATTGGGAAAGTGATGGACAAATTGTTATATCTCTGGATCCAAAAAACGGACACTATGGAAAAAAAGTACAAAGTAACGAAGATGATTTTAAAGAAGAACTTTATGAAAGTTTGGAAGAAGAATACGAATGGAGTAAATCACAATGAAAGAATATACAGATAAACAAATCAATTCTATGATATTGTATTTAAGGATTAATAAAGTTGCTGAAATACAATATATCGATAGACAAATAGTCGAATCAAATGAAAAACAAATAGATTCTGGAGATTTGACTTTTTATGATTATATGTCAGCAAGTCATTTATCTAAAGATCAATTAATATCCGCAGCAATCGAAAGTGGGTGGAAGGAGGATTGGAAAAAGTATGACTAACAATGTATTTTATCTTTTAGACATTTGGCTAACTACCAACGAAAGAACTAATTCTTGGATAGCCAGACGTTTAGAAATAAATCGAGTGACTATAAGTCAATGGAGAAAACAAAACAAAGTTCCAATGCAATCAAAGTTAGCTATATGCTACGTGACTGGAACTAGCTATGAACAACTATGGGAGGAAGTATGAGTGAAGATCTAATTAAAAAGTATAATCTGGAAGAGGCTGACTTTTGGACTCTTCGTGGAAAGAAGATTATATCTTTTGGTGGAGTGGTTAAGATGATAGACACGGAAGGCATAAAGTTTGAAATGTCTGATAATCTTGAGCATAGAGAAGGAATGGGAGTTGCAATAAAAGTAAAAGCTTGGCTAGAAAGCGATGAACTAGGTTTCGTCGAAGAAGAAACTTTCGGTGAGGCTAATGATCTTAATTGCAAAAATCAATACTTCTGGGCTATGGCTGAAAAAAGAGGTAAAGCCAGAGCAACTTTAAAACTCTTGGGATTGTATGGAGGCGATTTTTTCTACACAGATGTAGAATCAGACGATTGGCAAGTACAACCTCCAACTGTCACACAAGTTACAAAGTTTGACAGACTTGAAAAAGAGGCATTAGAAAAAGGAATATTAGATAAACAAGCAAGGCAATGGTTAAAGACAAATAAAAATGGTATTAGAAATAATATCGATGTTTATAATAAAGCAATAGCCAGTCTTGGCAAATATATGGAGGTAGAATGATAGACGGTGTTTTCTTAGTAGTCGTATTAGCCATCATTTGTTTTGGTGTAACTTACTTGCTCAATGGATAATAGTTTTATAAAACTTTATCGAAAGATTCAAGACAATTGGATCTGGAGCAATCCATTATACCTAAAATGTTGGATAGATATGTTGATGAGGGCTAGTATAAAGTCCTCATCAATGTTGATTAATAATCAAATTATAAAAGTAAATAGAGGGGAAATTGTATTCTCACAAAAAAATTTTGCTAATCGTAATAATATGTCCAGGCAACAATTAAGAACATTTTTAAAAAAACTTAAAAAAACAAATATGATTGAGGTAAAATCTAACCAACTAGTAACCCACCTTATTATTGTCGGATACCAACGATACAATGATAAGAAATTAACCAACAACCAACGAACTAATAACCATATTATAAGAAAGGAAGAAAGAAAGAATAAAGAAAATAAAGACTTTGATTTATTTTGGGAGCATTATCCTAAAAAGGTTGGTAAGAAAAAAGTAGAGGATAAATTTAATTCAAACAATTATCCTATTGATTTAATATTAAAGAATTTAGAATTGCAAAAAAAGTCGGATCAATGGCAAAATCAACAATACATACCTAATCCAGAAACGTACTTAAATCAAGAACGATGGACTGATGAAGTTGTATTACAAAGTACACCAGATGAGCCGATTTATATTTATGAATGTGCAGTTTGCAATAAACAAAAAACAATATCGGAATATAGAGATTTATATGTTTCGTGTTGTGATCAACAAATACAACCAAGAAAGGAATACAAATAGATGGGATACTATAAAAAACAAGAAATAGATATGCTTGATATGGGCTATACTAAAGATCAGATAGAAGAAAACATAGATCATTTTATTGATCTTGAACAACGAGAGCCAGAGTATGTCAGCGATTGCTGTACACATAGTGCTTTCGGTAATAGTTTTATAGAAGAAGAACTTACTGGAATTTGCGGCAAGTGTTTTGACGGTGCAAATTTTTCAGACTTATACAAGGAGGATTAAATGATGACTTTATTATTAAAAACGCAACAAGAGTTGCATAAGAATAACACAAAATGGAATAACGTGATAGAAAAAATCAAGAAAATAAATTTTAAAAAATATGATTCCAATCAGACAGTTGGTTTTATAATTGATGACATAGTGAAAGGAGAGTTTATAAATGAAACCAAGTAGTGCTAAAGCAAAAGGTAGAAATTTCCAGAACAAAGTCAGAGAGATGATAATGGAAAAACTAGGGATTAATGAACACGATATAAAGACAGCTGTGATGGGAGAGAGTGGTATGGATATTATATTATCTAAAGCAGGAAGAGATACCTTTCCTTACGCTGTTGAATGTAAAAAAGTGGAACGAATAAATGTTTGGAAGTGTTATGATCAAGCGTGTGAAAATTCAAACGACTTAACACCGTTATTAGTTTTCTCAAAAAATCATTCAAAAGTAATGGTTTGCTTTGAATTTACAGATTTATTAGATTTAATAAACAATAGCAATGGATTTAAGAGATTGACTAAATGAAACTTTCAGAAGATGGAATATATTTTTTATCCTGCCCTACTTGTGGTAGCAAAGATCTTATAAAAAAAGGTACGCAAAAAAGTGCAGGTGGAAACTATAGGCAAAGGTATTTATGCAATAGCTGTAAAACCAAAACAATATATCCAACCAAAAACGATTTAGAGGTTGTAAGAGAAAATTTAAAACTTGCTAAACAAAAACAATCTGCACAAGATATAAATCGAATAGAACGAAAAGCATTTAGGGAACACGCCAGATATGAAAACGCAGTACATAACTTATTATTTGACATTCAAGCATTATTGCAACAAAAGAATTTTTCAGAGTTTAAATTTAAAAAAGTCAAACAAGGCAAAAGTGTTGGAGTTCTACAAATATCTGATACACATTTTAATGAACTTGTTTCCCTACCTCATAACAATTATGATTTCAAAGTTGCTGCTAGACGTTTAAAACATTACGTAAATAGAGCAAAAGAAATATTTAAAGTTTATGATATTGATAGTGTTTTAATTGCAATAACTGGAGATTTGATAAACTCCGATAGACGATTAGATGAAATGCTCAATATGTCTACCAACAGATCCAAAGCTGTATTTCTTGCAGTAGATCTTTTACAGCAAATTATATTTGACATTGGAAAAGATTACTCTGTGACAGTTGCTTGTGTTACTGGAAACGAAAGTAGATTAAAACAAGATTGGGGTTGGAGTGACTTTATGGCGTCAGACAATTATGACTTTGTTATTTTTGAGATACTACGCCACTACTTTAAAACAACTAATGTGCAGTTTGTAGTCGATGATCCAACGGAGTGCGTAGTAAATGTCGCAGGACAAAATCTATTATTATTACACGGAAACGGAAGTTTTACAACACAATATGAAAAAAGCGTAAATCAAATAAAAGGGAGATTCTCTGGAAGGGGTGTTCAGATTGATTATATTATCTCTGGACACATACACTCTGCAAGAGTAGGGGATATAGCAAGTAGAAGTAGTTCGCTTGTGGGGGCAAATGAATACAGCGAAAAAGGATTAAATCTATCTGGAAGAGCAAGTCAAAATATTTATATTTTCCACGAAAATAAAAATATAGATGCTATGAAAATAGATTTACAAAATGTTGGAGATGAGTGTTATGACATTGATGAAGAGCTAGAAAGTTATAATGCAAAATCTTCTAACAAACTAAAACCAAACAAAGTAATACATAAAATAGTTATATAAGAGGTAACGATATGATGTTAAAATTAAATCCAGAAGAAACACAAGTCTTGAAATATATTCTTAGAAGTCATTGGGTAAAAAGATTGCCACCAGCAATTAAAGAAGTTGCTTTTGATGTTAAAAATGCAATGGAAAAACCTAAAGTAGTAACACAAGAAGAGTATATTGGATTGAATCCAAACTGGAAACATTGCGAAAATTGTGACGATTAGATAATATGAAACCACATTGTGTTAAAAATTGGCTTAAAAAAGCTATAATATCTTATTGCCTAAAACAAAACAAGGAGAGGAATATGTACTATAATACTACGAATGAAATATCATTAAATTTAAAAAATAACATAAGAAAAGCAAAAAATCAAAAAGAGATAGTTTTGGCTATGTTTCAAAAAAACTTCAATTATGAGTATACGCCAGAAACTATGGAGTTCGATCTGAAAGATCAGAAATTGATACACGAAAAGACGCCATTAACTTCTATAAGAAGAGCTTTCACAGATTTAAAAAACGAAGGATATATTGTGAAAACTAAAAATAAACACATTGGAAACTTTGGTAGATTTTCTTATAGATGGAAATTAAAATGAAACACGGTAGTCTTTTTAGTGGTATCGGTGGAATTGATCTTGGATTTGAGATGGCTGGTATTGAAACTGCCTGGACTTGCGAGGTAGATGATTGGTGTCACGAACTTCTCAAAAAAAGATTTCCAAAAGCTAATCATTATAAAGACATAAGAGATGTTAATAAAAACAATTTAGAATCTGTTGATATTATAAGTGGTGGATTTCCTTGCCAGGACATAAGCACAGCAGGAAAGGGAGCAGGATTAGATGGAGAGAGGAGTAGTCTTTGGTTTGAAATGTGGAGAGTTATTTGCGATTTACAACCAAGATGGGTTTTTATCGAGAACGTATCAAACCTCGCTAATAAAGGAGGAGCAAGAGTTTTGCACGATCTTGCCAAAGCAGGGTATGATGCAGAATGGCAAGTTATATCAGCAAGAGATGTTGGAGGTAGACACCTCAGAAAAAGACTTTGGATCATTGCATACAAGAGAGAGTTACTCGACACCATTGAGCAGAGATTTCAGGGACAATTACACGGCACTCAGGGGAAGAGTGGGAACAAAATTCGAGGAAAACGGTTTGCCAAAAACACTTTACAAAGAAGAGATTTTGAATTATCCAACACCGAGAGCAGCAGACGTTCAAGGGGGAGCAGTAAAGAATGTCGAAATGAGCAAGACGGGAAGTTTCAGTCGAAAGAACAAAAAGGGCGTAAGATACGGAGTAAAGCTGAAAGATGCAATAATGTATCTACACAACCAACTTCCGAAAGAAGAGCAAATAAAAGTGTTGAAAAACAAAATAACGGAATTGGAAAATTTAGAATCAAAACCTTTGAAATACTTAAAAATGAATCCGAATTGGATAGAGTGGCTTATGGGCTATCCCAACAAGTGGACAGATATAACGATAGAGTACAAGGACTTGGAAATGGAGTTGTACCACAAATCCCATATATTATCGGAAGAAGAATAATAAAAATAAATAACCTATTGGAGGAATAATGGCTTACGAACACAAAGAAAACAAGGGATCAATATTTACAAACGAAAAGAAAGAAAAAGATACACACCCAGATTATACTGGACAAGCAAATGTAAATGGTAAGATTTATAATGTTTCTGCTTGGATCAACGAAAGTAAAACTGGAAAAAAATATTTTGGATTAGCTTTTTCTATTCCTAAACCGAAAGACGAAGAATTACCATTTTAACTAATTGGGGTAGTTTGGTATACATATAAACAATTAAATATAGGAGCTTACTCTTTATTAATATAGTTTATGCAAATACCTGGTTGGCTACGGCTACCCCATAAAATTATGATAGATAAAAAAATAGAAAAAAAGTACAAAAAATTATTATTAACTTTGAGAGAAGAAAATAATAACATAATCGAAAGAGCAAAAAAAAATAATAAGATAAGAGAAAATCTTATATTGCGTAGATTGGAGGATAAAGATGACGAAAAAAGCTCAAGGTAGATTTTATCAAGATGTAGCTTTCAGATCTGAAAAAGATGATTGGCACACTCCATACGAATTGTTTGAAACAATTAATTATTATTTTGATTTTGATTGCGATGTTTGTGCTGATGATGACAATGCTCTTTGCGATCTTTATTTTACAAAAGAATTTAGCTGCTTAACAAACGAATGGTATGAAACTAATTATATGAATCCACCATATAGTAGAGGTATGGAAAAATTTATCAAACGAGCTTATGATCAATATTTTGACAGAGGTTATGTTACGGTAGCTTTACTACCTGCTAGAACGGATACAAAATGGTTTCATAACTATATCTATAAATCTGCTGAAATAATTTTTATAAAAGGAAGAGTAACTTTTTATAATAATGAAGGCAAATTACCTAATTCTGCACCATTTCCTAGTATGATAGTGGGTTGGGGTGTTGATCCAGGCACATTTTCAGAGTTAAAAAGGGATATTAACAAATAACGCATTATTTGGGGTGTTCATACCACTTTGTCTTATCACGCTTACGATATGCTATCAAGAGTGTTTTTATGGCTTTGTAGGGGTATTTTAAGAAGAAAAATTTTCTATAACTGCTCTTCAATATTGATATCAACACGATATACATTGTAAGCCGTTTCTGTGACTGGTAATTTGTTATTTACAAAGCGAACTTCAAATCCATTTGTACTAAAACCATCTTCGCTATAAAAAAATGAAGTCTTTTGTCCTTTGGCATAATCAAATAAAGCAACCAATTTATTTTTATTTGCCTCACTTATATTTTCGTAAATCAATCTTCTTTGCCTTCTTGATGATTCGTGATTAGCAAAAGTGTATGTTTCTCCACCTAAAGATTTTTTTACTTTGATTCCATCGTATTTTTTAGAAATCTCAGTTCCTATGTTTGGATTCTGATCTGGAGAATAAGTGCTGGAGTTTGCACCTGCTGCTGATGTTCCGAATTTTACTGATGATATTGGCATAAGAAAATTTACCTCTTTTTATATTTCTCTCAAAGATACTTTTAAATTGCCTGGATTTCTAATTATACCAACTACCATAAATTTTTTACCATTGAAACTTTCTCCAAATGGCTCTACAATCATATCTGTATGATCAAAAGCACATATATCTCCAACTTCCATCAAGTAAAAATGTGAGCCACCACTACTCCCTGGATTAATAATTTCGGTTTCTACTAATATTTTTGGATTACCTTCAATCGCATTATAATAATTAGCATAGCCGTCATTTTTATTACCACTACCCATATTACCATTGGCTGCGCCTATTGCACCAGACAATATTTCTAAATCTTCAGATGAAACATTTTCTTCGCTTTGTACATTATAAATACCTCTCGGATCGTTAGTTGTGTCTGTAAATGTCTTTTCAAACAACAACTCATCATTTATTGGATTTCTTTGATATTTTAAAACTCTTTTTGTAATTAAGTTGTCAAAAGCAGTAAGAGATATATTGGTGTTGGTTATATCGCTTTTTGATATTGTGTGATTTGTAGAAGGGCTATCTACCAAATAAATGTATTGTGGGCTACCATCACTCGCTTTAAATCTAAATATAAACCCACCTTCTTTTTGTGTTTTGTCTAACACTTTTTGCAACTCTTCTTGTTTATGTAAATAATAATATACCGTCCAATTACTTCTCGCTGTGTTTAATGCAGAATAATTTTCTGGAGTATCTGTTATACCTGCAAACCTATGAATTAAATCTCTGTGCATTTGCACTATATTAGTTGCAACGTTACCAGCATTAAAAGATTGATCAAGTCCATCTGCTCCACTATATAGTTTTTTGATTCCAGTAACTGCACTTGAATTAGCTAAGTTGTCTGTATCTGTAATCTTTGTAGTTATTTCTAAATAAAAATCATAAGCACTAATAGTTACACTTCCAGCACTATCATTGTTATCTTGAACATTGTGAGTTATTAAAAATTCTATTTCTACATCGTCAGGTATTTGTCCATTTGCATTCGAGAATGTACTTGTGCTTAATAAATCTATTGCAGAAGAATACGCAGCAGCTCTATTCCCAGTTTCATTATCGATAACAACGGTATTGGAAGATCCAAAATAAGTTGGTTTAACTCTCAAACTAGAAACAATAGTGCCACCACTATTTTCAGAATGGTTTGAAACTTGCCATTTTACATACAACTTACATTCTTGTATCTCGTGTTCTTCTTTTGATATGTCATTAATTTTGAATTTCAAACTATCTGTGCCATCTCCTTGTGGTGCAGTAAAACTCCAGGAAGAGAATGTACTTGCATCATTATCTGAAAAGTTTCCAGTATTAGATGGAACACCTGCACTTGGAAAAGTTATATCTATATTTTGTATTGGACGAATTAAGTAACTTCTTTCTAAATCTAAATCTGTAAACAATACATTTCTATCTGTATCATTTGTTGCTCCTTCGTAGTCATCAAAAGAATTGTTTTGCACATCATCTAAAGGCACAAATACTGGAAATCCGTCAGAACTAAATAAATCTTTTATAGGATAATGCAATCTACCATCTGTTACTGCCTCGTGTGCCAAGCAATTATATTGTCCATTGTTCAAACTATCTACCATAACTGGAAATACTTTTGCTGGACTATATTGCATTAATTGTGGACTACTTACCGTAGATGTTTGTGGTGTGCCAGATCCATAAAATATTGGAAAAAAATTACCAGCATTACTTGTATATTCTGGTATCTTCAAAAAATCAATAGGAGTTCTCGCTGATATTTCTATCGTAACAGTATCTTGATTTTCTAATCTAACCGATTTTAATCTTCCAGTATAAATAGTATTCTCCTGCCCACCAACTCTTGATTTGACAACAACATCTCTATTAATATATTTTCTTGTGCCACCATAAATCTCTTCTGCGAGAGTAGCGTTACTATGATTTGATAATTGCCCATTGACACAAGTTATACTAATGTTTCCAACCTTTGATGTAGACTCTACCAAATCAATACTTTCTCTAATAGAAGGTAAGTTGGAAATAAGTGAATGATATTGTGTAGCACCACTACCAACTAAGGCAGTACCAACTCTTATGTATTGCGTATTGACAGAGCCGTCGGTGTAGGTATTATTTCTTAATTCAAATATCCACTCTTCCTTTATGGTGGAAGTCAAAGCATTTTTGTAATCCGTTGAAGCAGTTAATGGCATTATGCAAGATTTCGTCTAATTGAATTTTCAATCTCTGGTAATAAATTATCTCTTACAAATTCTTGTGTACCAATAACGTTACCCATAATATTTACATTGATACTTGCACCACCACCTGCATCTCCAAAGTCTGGAGTCGATAATGGTGTAATATCTACTCTCTCTCTACCACCTGCATTATCTCCAACCATAATCATCTGTTTTCCTTGCGTGACAAAAGAGCCACCACGAGCAAACGCTGGTGCTTGTTGTTGAGATATGGTTGCTATTTGTGCTGCAGAAACTGCTCCCATTGCAATAGAAATAGCTTTAGCCCTTGTTAATGCACTTGGATCTAGTAAACTTGCTTGTAACGCACTTGTCATTAAAGCGTTAATATTTTTTGCTGTTTCCATTACTACTTGTGCAATCTGCATTGCTTTTTGCATTTTAAATATTCTTTTTTGTTCATCAGCAAACTTAGCACGAATATCATCTTCCATTGTCTGTCTTTGTTCTATAGAAGCATTTCTAAACTTATCTGTTTTCTTTAGTGCTTTTATTTCATTGTTTACTCTTTGATCTAGATTTGATTTTTGTAAAGCAATAATTTGATTGAAAGAGTTCATAAATCCATTAACAAGCTGATCCTGGAATAATGTTTCAAACTCTAACAATGATTCGAAAGCTCTATCTAATTTTGCTTTATCTACAGAAGCTACTTTATCTGCTATATCATCTGCAAATGCTTGAATACCAGTTTCAGGCATTCTAATTGATAATCCTAAATCTACTGGATCTTTTAAAGGTATACTATCTAGTAATTCTAATTGTTCTTCAAAACTTTTTATAACATCTCTATTTGCAACATCTAGCTCTAAAGATTTGAATACTAAATCATCTTCAGCTTTGGCAAGGCTTTTAAAAGCATTTACTTCTTCTTGCAAAACGTTTTTCTTTGCCCTTGATGTGGAAATGTCTATTTCTTTTTGCTCTATTAAAATTTTGTTTGTAAATACATCTCCATCTTTTAAAATTTTTAACTCTTTTAAAAGTTTTAATTCCTCTCTTTGTGCATCTTGCAATTCTTGTTCAGCTATAGATAAATTTCTTGCAGGATCTATACTTTCTTTTAATGTAAAAATTCTCAACTTTAAAGCATCTATTGTTTCTTCTAAGCCTTTTGTAGGAGATTGTTCTATTCCTAAAGCTCGTTGAAGCTCTTCAATTCTTTCAACATCTGTCTTATTTACTTCTTTCAAAAAGTCTGCGAATGTGCTAAAGAATCCAGTCATTCCTTGTATAGCACCCCTGAAATTAATCAAATCTCCAATACCTGCACCCATTCTAGTAACTGCGTCTGCTAAATTAGAAACCATACCAGTCATTGTTTTAGATAATGCGTCTGTAGCACCTGCAATACCAGAAGCTGGATCAAGCAATGTATCTGTTAATGCTTGTCTAAATTCTGGCAATGTTAGCTTAGATAAATCTTCAATGCCTTTAAAATCACGAACTAATTGTAAAATACCTCTTTCTCTAAGAATATCTGCTGCTCCTGCACCACCAGCAAATGCTCTACCAAGTGCTTGTGCTGCTTCAGTAGCAGTTACACCCATAAACGCTGCTAAGTCAGCAGTAGGTTTAATCATTTCTTCTGCATTTGTACCAAACGCTTTCAATGCTGCACCAGCTTCTACAACATCAGTTAATGTAAATGGTGTGGTTGCTGCTACTTCATTAAATGTTTCAAATGCTGCTGTACCTCTTTCCACAGAGCCAAACATCGCATTTAGTCGGACTTTAACTGCCTCAAACTGCATTGATGTTTGTATAAATCCTCTGATTGCGTTTAGCGCAGCACCAAAGGCAAAAGTAAACAAAAGCATTGTGTTTCTAATAGCACCAAGTCGTCTTTGCAATCCAGCAGTAGCCAATCTTAATCTACCAAAAGAGCCAGTTGTTTTATCTACTCTTTGTTTGAGTAGTTTGTTTTTCAGATTTAATTGCTCTATTCTTTTCTGAAGTTGAACAATTTGTACTCTACTTTTTGCTAGTGCTACACGATGTTTCTCTTGCGACTGAATCATTTTTTGTGTGACATTTTCAGCCATCTTGCTTTGTACATTCAATTTAGATTGTTTTTGAGCTAATCTATTTTGAGCTGCTGCTAAGGAGTCTAGTGCTTTTCTTAATTGCTTTGCACCTGGAGAGGAAAACTTTAATTCTATTTCGTATCTTTTAGCCATCTTTACTTTTTTTTATCTGTTGTGATTGAATATAATTTAACATTTTTTCTATAACATTGCACTTATCAATCCATTTTTTTGGTTGATTTCCGTATGATCCTTCAAAGGGGGGTACTTTCATTTTTTTACAATAAGTATATCGTTGTATATCACGCTGATATTCTTTGCTTATAAAATGATTAGGGCAAGTAAAAAAAGGTATATGAGATATAATAGCTTGATGTATTTCAAATTTTTTTTCAGAAGTAGCGTTATGTTCCTCAACTTCTTGTTTTAGTAGATCTACTACATACCATACATCGTCCATAGATGTAAAGGTGTGAATGCTGTTATTCTTTTTTAGAGGTAACTTAGCTTTATATGGAAAGGTAGAATATTTGCAACCCTCACACCAATCATCTATAAGTATGTTTAATTCCAGTGAGAGGGTTTCTATTCCCCCAAGCTATTGTATTCCTGAATAGCTAATTGCAATTCTACTCTATCTTCTATAGATAAAGATTTAATAAATTTATCATCTGCACCTTCAACACCGTTTCTAATCCATAGTGTGCTAAGTGCAAATTGATTTTTAATTAATTGCTTTCCATCGACTTCTTCAAATTGTATAGAATCCATACATTTATCAAAATTGTCCACAGACATTTCTACAAGGGTAGCTTTTACACCACTCTTGAGTGTTATTTTTTTAGACATTGGTTATCCTTTATTTGTTTACTCTATAGTAATAGCAACTAAATCTCCAGAAGTACCTGCTACTCCTCTTGTGCTTACTGACAAGAACATAGCTTCTTCTTCTGAGAAAGATACATCTGTAATAATTGCTTTTGGTATTGAGAAATCTACATTTCTAGTAACACTATCTTTTGCTGTTAGCGTGTTTGCTACTGTAGATGATGATTGCCCTTCAAAAGAAGCAACTAATCCGTCTGTATCTGCGTCGTATTTAATTACTGAATCAAATGTTACAGATGCTTCTGGTAAAGCTCTTGCAATAATTTGATAATTACCTGCTGCATTGAATCCCATAAATTGAGCATCGTTTTCAATAGTGCAACTAAATGATTTCATAATAGGATCTGGAACACCTGCAATAACTGTTACTGCATTTGTATCTGCGTCATCTCCATAATCTGTCGTGAAATAGTTTGTATTAAAGTGAGCTGTACTTGTTGGATTCAAGTTGCTTGTAAAATCTGGTTTTGAGCCAGTTTTAAAAGTTCCTGACATTTTAATTCTTCCTGATTCTTCGCTAATATCTCCACTCAAGGTAAGTGAAGTTAAAACGCAACCAACGAATAACATAGAGTTGTTAGATTCTGGTACATTTAACAATACACTAAATGTTCCTATGTCTGACGTAGATGTGCTATCGCCTATTTTCAACTCTGAAGGATCATAAGATGCTGGTATAGAAGAAGCACCAGTTGCATCTTGTGTAATATTTTTGACTAATTTAGGTAAAATAGTTGCGTCTGCAATTCCTGAAAAACTTATTTCTTTAATAGTAAGATTGTTTGATAGGAACATATCTACTTCTTTTAAAGTTCTTCCTGCTCCGTGTCTTACATCTAAAACTTGTTGTGGATTCAATGAAGGCATTTCGATTGAATCAATATTCATTAATATATAATCTCCTACAGTAGAACTTGCTGTACCTACTGTTGCCTCGTGAGCAATAGCTAACTCAAATTCTTTCGGAGAAAATGCTGTACTTAGATTTGCCATTTTACTTTACCTCTTTTACTTTTGATTTTACTTCTTCTAAATAATCTTTTGCTAATTCTGGCACTCTATCTAATTCTACAGATTTGCCACTATTAAGTTTTGCCCAGTCAGAATAGTCTAACCTTAGAAAGCTAGGTTTTCTAGGCATAAGTTCGTCTTTTAATTTATATTTTTTAGCCATAATTAACTCCTTACAATATAAAAAGATCCATCTGAAAGTACAAAGAATTTATCGTTAGAGGTAACAAATCTCACAAACTTCTCGTGTACCTCTTCATATAGGACTGGAACTGATATTCTCGAAACGTAAGAATCTTGTATTCCTGCATCAATGTTGTGTTCTATAGTAGGCATAGCTGCATAAAAATATGGTATGCTTCCACCATTAGAATTGTTGAATAAAACTGTTTCTATTCGACTTACATCTTTGTACATAACATCTAGTGCTTTTTCATTATCTAATTTTGTATTGATTACATAATCCATTTCTATATTGTAAAGATTCATAAAACTGCTTGTTCGTTTTTCTTGCAACTCTTGAGATGTCGGATATATACGCAATGACTTTGTTCCAATGTCTTGATGTTTTGTATCAAAATAAATCGGCAATGCACCTTTAAATTCTGTGCGTAGTTTATCTCTCAAAGGAGTCATAATTTTATCATAAGTAATGTTATTTGATGATATTGCCACTATCTTACACTCCTCAATGAAATTTCAAATACTGCTTTTCTGTATCCTTCAAATTCATTATCATCTTCATAGCTTATTGCATTTACTTGTATCTTGAAAGTAGGATCAATCTCTAGTAAAGAATATAAAGTTTCTTCTATCCTAGAAACTATTTTAAAAAATTTTTTAATAGTATTGTCATTTCTTTTTCTATCAATCATAAAAAAATCTATGTTAAGATTGTATGTGCTAGATAGTTTTGCAAACATAGTTTGATTAGGATTCGATGAATTTCCTCTAATTACAACAAATTGATTACCTCTTATCTGATTTATTTTAGAACGAAATACTGGAAGAGATGATTTAAATTCATTCCTTAAAGCACCTTGAATAGTTTCTTCTATACTAGATTTCCAAGCATTAGTAGATACGAGAGCCATTCTTACCTCGATAGAATTGTTTGAAATCTTTACGAGTCATTCTGACTGAACGCATAGAGGCATTTTCTACTTCTTCATATATACCAGTAACTTCTACTTCCCACTCATCATTTTGTGTTGCAGTAGATGAATCACTTGATCCTTGAAATCTTATCTGCAATCCTGGTGCTAATTCTTGATAGTCGCCATTAATAATTTTGTCTTGTAAAACTAAATCATTTTTTAGTCCTTCTGTATTTTTAGCGTACACAGAATATTTAGCAGTACCTACTGCACCACCAGTTGTTACAATAACTTTCAATCTATCGTAGCTACCATAGTAATTTCCTCTAGTATCAACAATATTAAGGTTTCCAGACACAGATATTTTTCTTACAATTCCTTTAGAAGCATCTCCAGTATTCATATAGCTTAACTTTGCTTTTCCACTATTCAAGTCGCTAATGTGCATTTGTGCTTCATCAAAAAGAGATTCTGCTATATCGCTAGTTGGATTTTTTCCTCTCACTAAAAAGAAAGCTGCAACCAAAGAAGTAATTCGTCTAATGAGATAATCGTAAGTTCCGTCTTTTAATAAAAATTGCTCTCTAGGCAAATTAGAATCAAGTTTAGAATCTACATAGTCACTAGCATCTTTCATTACTCTATTTTTCAAAGTAACGAAATCTTCTCCAGCTTCCATCAATAAATCATCTGGACTACTGCTGTCGTTGTAGTAATATACTGCATCTGTTGCACTATCATAAAACCATTCATCGTTTGCATCGACATCAGAAAGAGAAGATTGTGCTGATCCTAAATCTTTTCCGTCTACAAACAACACAGTAACTAATCCAGAGTCGTGTGATACATATTTACTTCCTGAATCAACAACCCAATTATAGATAGGTTTTTTTGTATCAAACTCATCTAAATTTGGAAAAGTATCTTTTAGATCTCGTGATGTTATATATGTAGGCATTTACTCTCCTTTGGCTCTTTTATACCACCCATACCAAAATTTTTCTTGCGTAGGGTTATCTGAAATTAGCAAAGAATAGAATAAAATTCTATATGAAATAAATCTATCTGCCTCTAATTTTTTACAAGCAGATATTGTCGCAGCACCAATCTTGCCGTCCTCTTTTATTTCAAATGTATTTTTATTATTACACGCTTGTTGCAATATCTTTACTGCACGATATTGTCCAGTATTTACAACGCAATCAAAGTATGCATATCGTAAATCTGCAGGAAGTTTAGACGCTTTGGAAGGAATCCAGTAGTCTTTGTAGTAGATTTCTTTTGCTTGTTCTCTTGTTAGGTTTTTAATATCTAAATGAGGATAAAAGCGTTTTGTGATACCATAGTTAGTTTCTCCACCGAGATCGTCTTTGTCATTAACATATCCTCCCTCGTGTTGCAACACTTTTTCTATAATATCATCAAATTCCATTACGCCGATCTCTTGACTTTCTCGAAGCTCCTCATACCACCTAAACCGAGAAGTCCGAGAAGTATTGTTGTCAATGTACTCATATCGAATACTGGTAAATCCACTTGATAGCCAAATGAATATACAAGAAAAAGTAAGAACGGTTGTAGTACGAAGTGATAACATAATGCTACTCCACAAGTCCAACCAACAAAAGGACGCCAACCTGCAACAAACAAACTATTGCTATTGGCTTCAACTTTATTAACTTCAATTTGAGCTTTGTTAATGTCTTGTATGAGTTCTGCTTTTTCTGTTTTATCCAGAGTAAAGTCATCGATTTTATCTACTACTTTATCAATTATTCCTGCTACTACATTAAGTTTTGGCATTTTTTTTGCCTTTATCTAAAGATTGTAGTGCTTCTATAACTCCTTGTTGTTTAGCTATTTGCATACGCAATTCTGCGTTATTTGCTTGTAGCATT